GGGACTCTTCCTTGAAGCCCGCGACGGTCGCCGCCGGGTAGATGCCATGGATGGCAGTCGGACTCCAGGTGATAAACCAGATGGAGGTGTTGTCGGAGCCGGAGCCGCCGCCGTCGATGCAGTTGAAGGCGCTGTCAGTGTGAGGCGTCACGCCTGCGTTCTCGCACTTGCTGTAGTAGTGGCAGAAGCCGACGGGCTCGGCAATCTTGGAAGCGTCGCCGTAGAACATCACACGACTGACTTCCTGGCCGAAGCCTTCGAGCATGGCAGTGTTTTCCTGAGCGATGAAATTCGCGGCACCTTCCTGGCCGTTGGCGCCCTTCTTCGCGAGCTCGATTTCCTTGGCGTCGATTTCGCTGTACGCTTCAAGCATACCGCAATTCGCCTTAATCTGAGCACGCGTACTGCCGGTACGGGGCACGCCCATGTTGAGCATACGCCACGTCGGGGTCGGGAGGCCGGTGCGGATGGTGGTAATGTGGGTCTGGCCGGAATTGCAAGGTACCCACGGGATGTCCTGGAGAGCTTCGTTGGTCTCGTTCAGGACCTCGATGATGGTCGAGATGGAAGCGTTGCCGCTGCCTCTCGCGATTTCGAGAATGGAAGGATAGTTCATAGGTTTGTTCTCCTAAGTTCAAAGGTCGGGGAAGCGCTGCATGTTGATTTGCGCCTCCGTAGGTTGTGCAGGCTGTGTGGTCCGATTCGTCATGTTGTCCTCGGCCACTAATCGCCCCGCGGTAACGAACAGGTCGAAAAGCTCCGGCGAATCCTGAAGCCAGGAGTTCGTGAAGAGCTTCCTCTGGGCGTCCGTCGTCAGCAGCAACCGGACACCCTTGTCGGCGAGAGCCTTCTGCTCCCGGAAGTCCTCTCTGGAACGGATGCTGCTTCTCCATTCCTTCCGGGCTTCCATGAGCTGAGTTTCCTGCGCCGTCTGCTGGTCCTTCGCCATTTTGCAATACGCGTCGATGAGCTTCTGCGCGTTGCCCTGGGTCAGGTTAAGCTCCTTGAAAAGCGTGCTCGCTTCCGTCATGCGTCCTTCGTCCATCTGGAAACCTTCGGGGACAGTGAACGCTTCATAGGTCTCCGGAGCGCCTTCGGGTTTTGCGGGCTCGTCTTTCTTCGGGTCGATGAGAGGGGCGTCCCCCTCCGTCGTCTTGGGTGCTCCCTCTCCATCTGGTTGAATGACAGGAGTGTCATTCCCCTGCGATGAAGCGGAAGGCGTGGTCTGCGTCTGGTTCGCTTCTGCCGGTGCGGGTGCGGTTGGTTCCTGAGCCGCAGGGGGCGTGGTTTCACCTTCAGCCATTTTCTCCTCCTTCTTGTTCGTGTGCGAGGTTGTTATATTCGGACTCGGCCATGTATACGCCCTGGGGCGACACGGCCTTCATCCAGTCGAGAATCTTGAGACCCGCCTCCTTCTTCGCGAGAAGGCTGTACGCCGTCGCATTGTGGGCGTAGCTCGGGTCGAAAACGTAAAGAAAATCCGTGACGATGTGCCAGAGGAGAAGGCGAAAGCCAGGGTCACCCATGGCACGTTCCATTGCCTTCTCCAGTTGGAGTTCGAGGTTCGAGCGCGTCTCACTCACAGCATGGGCCCTCCGGCCGCTCCGCCCAGAAGACTCTGGACGTTCGCGATGTTCGCGTCACCAATGGCCTTCGCGGCGTTCGCCATGCTCTCGGCGACCGGGGCTTCCGCTGCCATCTGCGCCTGCTGCTGCTCCTGCTGGACGGCCGCATCGTACTCCTGCTGCGAGGCGAAGAGCTTGGTCGGCGTACCAATCATCTCGTTGTACTGCGTGACGAGCTCATAGGGCTTCAGGAGGTAACGTGCCTCCGGCGCAGCGGCCATGAGCGTTCCGATGAACTGGACACTCTGCTCGATGCGGTTCACGCCGACGGCCTTCTGAGCCTGGGACAGAATGGAGATGTACTCGATATTCGACACCGCGTCCGCACCGAGCTCCTCGGGCGGAGGCGGAATCATGCCGCCGTCCCATGCGAGCTGGAACACGCGCTGAATCACGGGGTCCAGGTATTCTCCATGGATGCGTTCCAGGACGGGGCCGAGCATGAGCAATTTCTCCTCGTGCCTTTCCGTCACTTCGCGTGCCGTCATCTGGGGGTTGTCCTGCATGAGAAGCGCCAGGAAGAGACTGTTGTAGAGCCCCTCCTTGATGTCGTTGATGAGGATGTTCTCCTTCGCCTGGACGCTGTTGATGTCGAGGGGCACCGTATAGAGGGGTCCCATGGCGTCCGCGGCCAGAGAGTCCACGAAGGTCACGCCGCCCGGAGCACTGTTGATTCCCTGGCGCCTCACAGAGCTCGGCGCTCGCATCGGGGGCGTCACAATCTTTGCGGCCCCCTTGAGGATGTCGGACTCCATGGCCTGAAGAGTCTTCGTGTCGGCGAGTACGTCGAACATCGGAGCGGACCCGTAGACGTCGGCGTCCACGACGTCCCATCTCGGGGTCATCAGAGGCCACATCTTGTATCCACTCTCCTTCAGGAACCCTTCGGAATTTCCACCTCCCCCTACGCCGCCTCTCGCGAGGTCGTCGAGGAAGTGGACGCTCTTCACAGGGAGACGTTCATCGACCTTGAGTCCATACACCTCAGGATGCTTGAAGACGCCGACGATGACGGCGTATTTCTCCTCGAAGCGTCCGGCGTTCATGTTCGCTTTGACCGCATCGGGAACGTTGTCGCCGTACCTCTGCGCCATCTGCCGGGCCGTCATCACCTCTCTGTAGAAGAAAGTGTCAATGGCCCCGTACTGGTCGGCCCCCATCCAGTAGGTCCCGGTCGTGAACGTCCTGCAATAGAAGACGTCTTCCGGGTGTTCCAGAATCGCCATCGCCCCCTGCCCGAACGCCGCCATTTCCATATAGGTATGGAGCGATGCGGAGTAGAAGTTCGTCCGACGGAACAACCCCTCCAGAATCTTCTGGACCTCATCGTACCACTCCCGGACGGGGCGGTACGAGTTGACCTTCTCGTCCGGGCTGGCGAGTACAAACCACTGACGCGCCTTGCTCGTGACGCCCGACTGGATGCCGGCGCCCAGGACGCCGAGGGCGCGAGACGTCGTTCCATTGATTCGTTTGTCGTGCCGGATGCCACTGTTCGCTTCCGCGACGTTCTCGATGCCGTCGAGGGAGCGCCCCCGCGCAGGCACGACTAAATCGCGTACGTCGCGCCACGTCGGTTCCCAGGTCATCCTCTGGTTGACGAGTTCCCGGAAGTGGCGCTTCACTCTCTGGATGGGGGTTCCCATATCCATTGTCACTGCCCTCCGAGCTTCTGCTTCATCAGAGCGGGTCCGGTCATCGCGAGCGCGCCCTTCGTCATGTCGCTTGCGGCTACGCCCGTGCGGCTGGCAGCCCCCGCCATTCCAACAGCGCGGGTCTTTTTCGCCGACGCGTCCGCCCGCCTCACCGTTTCCGGCTGCGGAGGAGCCGGAGTCACATCCGCCGTTTTCGGTACAGCACCCATAATGTCATGCTCCCCAGTTCCATGTGTAGTTGTCGTTGCAAAACGCGGTCCCTGCGAACGCCGGGTAGTCTTCGTCGCCCGACGCGACGACAGGTTCCGCAAAGGTCAAGGCGAGCGCATCGGCCCGGTCAGGCGAGAACCCGACTCGTTCCCGAATGGTCTCCTTCGATTCCAGTTTGAGTCTGCTCTGACCGTCGTATGTGTACGTCACGGCGGCCAGTTCCTTCGTGAGCTCGTAATCGTCAGGAATAGCCCCGCCGTCCTGTAGCCACTTCCGTAAGGAATCCCACATCTCGGCGCGGCGATTGGCGTATCCATTCACTGTATGGTCCAGGGCCTGCCCCCCGAAGGGGACTTCAATAATCGCAGACGGGGAGTTGAGTTGCCTCAGACGGTCGATGACTCCTTCGCCCCGGCCGGCGTCGATGAAGACCGCTTCGGGTCTCTCTTCGCAAATCCTCCGATGAAGCAGGGACGCGAAACTCATATTGTCAATCCCCACAATCCTCTGATATGGAAAGGCTGCAAGCCCCCGCCGGGGTTGTATTACGCAAGCATCTCCCCCAAACCGAGCCACATCCACGCCGAACACCAGCGGGGACTTGCAGTAGTCTTCTTCTCTCAAGCCCTTCCCCTTGGCCTTGTAAATCAGGTCCAGGGTAATGAGCGTGTTGTCGCAGGACGCGTTGAAATCACATTCCATTTCCTGCCGGTATTGAGCGTCCGTCATATCAGCCCTGGCATTGTCGAGCTCCTCGGACGTAATCCATGCAATCTTGTCCTTGGTCTCCGAGGCGCGGTACACGAGGGAGTTCCATCCATTTCCATGGGTCGTACCACGGTTGTAAAGCTCGAAGAACAAATTCATGCCCTTCGGAGTCCCAATGAACAGGCATTTCCCCTTGCGGTCCGCCAACGCCGGCCGGATGACTTCGCCCCAGACAAATGACTTCATGTCCGCGACCTCATCCAGGACGGCGTAATCAAAATACAGACCGCGCAGGGAGTCCGCATTGTCCGCACCGTAGAGAGTCACGCGAGCTCCGTTCGGGAACGTCGCGGTCAATTCCGTTTCATTGAACGCGATGCCCGGAATGACCTTCGCGTACTTCTTGAAGTAGTCCCATGAGACATCCTTCGCCTGCTTCCGGAAGGG